TACAGCCAAGGGCATTACATAGCATAGTGGAGGTACTGAACTGATGAAGTTTACAGATAGTCAAATCTTTTTTATCAATGACTCAATTAGAAAAGAGTTAAATGAACAAGAAATATTTTTAAAATATTTAACTGATCTAGCACAAAAAGAAAATGATTTATCAAAGAAAAATAAGATCAATAACTCAGTTGAATTGTGTGTAAAAAAGATACAAGAACTTGAAGCTTTGAGAGGTTTATTACATGAGTGAACCAAGCAAGAAACAACTAGAGCTAGAGCAAAGTATTCTTAGTATCTCAGCCTATAACAAACAAAGTAAACAGAATAGAAACATAGAGAAAGGTAAAGAATCAAATAATTATTACGCAAGAAACATGATTGAAGCTGGACTTGAACAGCTAAGTAAAGAGCTACAGAAACATATATGGCAATCAATGTCTGGGAAGGTAGGAGTTAAATCTGTGTCGGGTAAATACCTTTCTTTATTTCCTGATCTTGATGTAGTTTCTTTTATTGCTTTCAAAGTAATTATTGATTGCACTAGCCAAGGGAGAACTACAACACACACAGCTTTGAAGATAGGTCAGATGTTAGAAGATGAACTTAGATTTACTGAGTTTGAAAAGCAAGACCCTAAACATTTTAAAGCTATTAAAAAACATACCAAAGATACAAACCACGAAGGCTATAAACGTAAGGTTATGGTTCATCACATGAACAGGAAAGGACATAAGTTTGAACCTTGGACTAAGGCTAATAAACTTAGGGTTGGGCTAAAGCTTATTGAGGTACTATCAACAAAGATTCAGATGGTCAAGCTGGTCAACAAGAGAGTTAAGAAATCAACTACAAGCTATCTTATATTTACAGATGTCTATATGAAATACATACAACAGGGTAGAGCTAACAGGATTGCACTCTACCCTTTGCTTATGCCTACCTATGATAAGCCTAGAGAGTGGACAAGTATAAATGATGGAGGATATTACACAAAGAGATTACAAACAAGTGCGGTAAAAGTTACTGATCGAAACCACTTAAAGAAATTACAAGAACAAGACTTAACAATATGTCTAAAAGCTTTAACTCTGGCAAGTCAAACTGAGTGGACAGTTGATAAATTTGTTCTTGATACTCTTGTATATTGTTGGGAGGAAGGAATAGAAGTAGGTTCATTAATCAATCGAGACTTAAAAGAACTACCAACTAAACCACTTGACTTTGATACAAACCCAGAAAGTAAAAAGGAGTGGCGATACTTAGCTAGTTTAATACATGATATGAACGCACAGAATAAAAGCAAACGGTATCAGATTCTTTCAATGATAGACACAGCTAAGAAATATGTTGGTGAAACTTTCCATCACATATATCAATTCGATTGGGTTGGTCGAATGTACCCTGTCACTGCTAACTTCAACCCACAGGGAAATGATATAGCTAGAGGTCTTCATGTCTTTGCCAAGGGTGGAGCATTGAATACTAAACAAGACGTAGATTGGCTGGCTATATGCGGAGCTAATCATTTTGGTTTAAGCAAACTATCCTATAGAGATAGATTGGATTGGTCTTATACCTATGGCATAGATATAGCTGAACAAGTTTATGACAATCCGATTGAGAATGTAGACCTATGGGGACAGGCAAAAGAACCTTTCCAATTCTTACAATGGTGCAAAGAGTGGCATGAATTTCAAAGGATTGGTAAAGGTTATATCTCTCACCACTGTTGTTGTCTTGATGGTACTAACAATGGTTATCAACATATAGCTGGTCTTACATCTAATAATGAACTAGCCAATAAAGTTAATCTTCAATACGTTGCAAAGCCACAAGATTTATATAAGCAAGTACTTGATGTTGTCTTGATATTGCTAGAGCAAAGCAACAATCCAGAAGCTAAAGCGTGGTACAAAGAAAGAGATAAATTAACAAGAGCATTTATAAAGAAACCTGTCTTGATGGTTCCATACAATTCAACTACTTATGGGATAGCAAATTATATTGAGAAATACTTTGTCAATGAAAATGTTTTTATGGCAAAAAATTTTAAGAACAATTTTTATTTGGCTGCTGTAATTCAAGAAGCTGTAGAGTTCGTTACACCTGAGAGTCCAGAGTTATTAAAACATTTGTCAGCTTATGCCAAGTCTTTTAATAATGAGAATAAACCTATGGCATGGTTTAGTCCATCTGGTTTCTATATTCAACAAAATTATTATCAGGGAAAAACAAAAAGAGTTACTACAAAACTAGAAACTTCTAGTATAAAACTTTCTTTAAATGAAACTGATATGACTAGGGTTGATAAAAGAAAACAGTTGCAGGGATTCCCTAGTAATTACATACACAGTTTAGATGCTGCACACTGTCACTTAAGTTTATGTGAAGCAGGTAAGCAGGGGTTAGAAAACTTTTGTATTATCCACGATTGTTACGGTAGTCCAGCCAGTGAACTAGAAAGATTTATTGAATGTGTTAAGCAAAGTTTCTTTTATATTTACAGTGATAATAATTTAGATTACCTATACCATAATTCAGTAGAACAACTAAGTGATATTAAAGGTTTACCCACTGCACTACAGATGGGGGAGTTTGATATAACAGATGTGTTGACAGCACCATATATATTTACATAACAAATAACTACGGTAAAATTTATATACGTCTTATATAGACGATTAAACCAGATTACAAAAAAAGATTATGGCAGAACTCAAGCCTGAGACTATCAAGCTAGTCTCACCTAATGGAACTCGTTTTCGTTGGTCTTACTACGTCACCCCAGATGAATACAAAGGTGTAAGAAAATGGAAAGGTGACATCATCATTCCTGTGGGTACACAAATGAAAGATGACAAAGGAGAACTGGTTGAAGCTACACAGTTTATAGTAGATCAGCTAGAGCAACTACTTGAAAGATGGAAGGGTGCATTGAAAGAAGCATACCCAGATAGAAAGTTTACTCTTACTAAAAGTCTGAAGACAGGTGAGCCATCTTTCCCTTGGTCTTTTGAAGAAGACGGTTTAGTTATTAGGGTTAGTAAGAAAGCTAGTGGTGTCAATCCAAATACAGGACAGCCATATAACAATACACCTGTTGCCTTTTACACCAGTGACCTAAAGCTTATGGGTGAAGAACAGAGACAGAAGCTAGAAAAGATAGACCCAGAAACCACAGGTCAGATGTCATTCCTTGCCAAGGGTTATGATGCTGGCGGAAATGGTGTGGGTATTAAATGTATTCCATTAAGTATTTGCTTTAGAAATATAGTTCCATTTACAGGTGGAGGAGCTAGTGACTTTGAAGCAGAAGCACCATCAAGCTATGAAGAAAAAGTGCCGACCCCAACAGCAGCCGACTTCTAAATACAAGAGTAAATTTGAAAGTCAATTTGCTGACAAACTAATCAAAAAGAAAATTATCTTTACCTATGAAACAATCAGCATTGACTATGAAATTACTTGCACCTATCGGCCTGACTTTATACTCAACAATTTTATTGTTGAAACGAAGGGCTACTTCTCGAAAGAAGATAGACGCAAGCATCTTGCAATTAAGAAGAAACGACCCGACCTAGATATAAGGTTCTGTTTTCAAAACAGCAAGACCAAATTATCCAAGGCCAAGAACTCTATCTCGTATGCCGATTGGTGTACGAGACATGGGTTCCAATACTGTGAAAAATTTATTCCTGACGATTGGTATGAAGTCAAGCTACAAAGCTAAGAAAGTTTGCCCTGAGTGTGGCAAGAAAAACTGTGCTGTCTTTGATGATGGTCACGAACACTGCTTCACTATGGATTGCGGTTACACTTACTACCCAAATAAAAAAGAAAAGAAGATGACAGCTAACATCATACCGATCAAGAAAACAAATCCAAAACTTTTACCTGTCAAGCCAATGGCTCTACCTAAACGTGGAATCACTAAGGAGACTTGCGAACTATTTGGTTATGGGATAGCAGAGTATAGAGGGCAGCCAGTACAGGTAGCCACATACAAAGATCAGAAAGGTAATGATGTTGCACAGCACATACGCTTTCAAGATAAGAAGTTTATATGGATAGGTGATATGTCTAACGTAATGTTATGGGGACAGCATCTATGGAGACAGCATGGAGGTAACGGTTCAGTATTCATAAGCGTTTTCGAGGGCGAAGTTGATTGCCTTTCTGGTTCGCAAATCCAAGGTAACAAGTTTCCCTGTGTCTCCATTCCGTCAGGAGTACAATCAGCAGCTAAGTATTTGGCAGCAAACTATAAATGGTTAGATACCTTTTGTCGTATCGTTATTTGTTTTGATAATGATGTTGCTGGCATGAAGGCAGCAGATAAATGTTTAGAAGTTTTACCCAAGGGCAAAGTTGCTATAGCCAAGTTAGATCGTAATGATGTTAACGATCATTTAGTTTTAAATGAAGAAGACATAGTAAGAAAGAAGTTATGGAACGCTAGACCATCAAGACCAGACAGTTTAATTAATGGAGCTGACGCATGGGATTTGTTTATTAAAGAAACAAGTAAACCAATATCAGACTTTCCGTTTCCTAAATTAAATGAATATACGCAGGGCATCTTTCCTACTCAACTGTTTACTGTTGCGTCAGGTAGTGGAGCTGGCAAGTCTACGATTTGCAGAGAATTGGCATATCATTTCTTGGTCAAAAGGAATCTTAAGATAGGGTATATTGGACTAGAAGAATCAGTACAAAGAACTCTACAGGGATTAGTTGGTATTGATTTGAATATACCTTTACATCTGGCAGCAGAAGAAACAGTAGACCAAGATGAATTAAAGAAATCATTTGACAGGCTAACGTCTACAAGAAATCTATTTTTATATAATCACTTTGGTTCACTTGAACCTGATACTTTACTAGAACAGATACGGTACTTGGCTACTGTTGATGGGGTACAGATAATCATACTAGATCATATAACAATAGTTACTTCTGGTTTAGATTTAGATAATGAAAGACGAGCTATAGATGTGACTATGACTAAGCTAAGAAGTTTATGTGAATCAACTGGCATAGCTTTGATACTTGTTAGTCATCTACGCAGACCACAGGGACAGGCACATGAAGAAGGAAGAGAAATATCTACCAGTGATTTGAAGGGCAGCTCTGGACTACTTCAGTTATCTGATGTCGTGTTAGGTGCATCAAGAAATCAGGTAGGAGAAGCCAGTGAAAGACAACGATTAACTTTAAAAATACTTAAGTCTAGACACACAGGTATGACAGGAGAAGTTGACAAGTTATTGTACGACCAGAAGACAGGTCGGTTAGAAGTTTATGAAAGTATCTTTGGAGAATAAACTATGACCTTACTTATTGATGCTGATTGGTTGATCTACAATTCATGTTGTGCGTGTGAACAAGACACAAGATGGAATGAGTGGGAGCATACCTTACATTCAGATGAACGAGATATACTTCAGCTTATAGATAACAGATTGGATATATACAAATCTATTGCAGGTGGAGATCGAGAAGTTGTTATGTGCTTTACTTCTTATCCAACATTTAGACATGAGATATTCCCAGAGTACAAGATCAACAGGATAGGTAAGCGTAAGCCTTTAGCTTTGAAAAGTATTATCGAACAAATAAAACAAAATTATATCTCTGAGTCTTATGAAGGATTAGAAGGTGATGATGTGCTTGGACTCTTGGCAGGTTCAACTAAATACAAAGACCCAATCATAGTATCTGTAGATAAAGACATGAAGACTATACCTTGTAAGCTGATAGCTGAAGATGAAATCGAACATATCACACAACGCAAAGCTGATAGACGTTGGTTTGAAATGGCTATGGCAGGTGACTCAGGTGATGGGATAATAGGTATTAAAGGTATGGGTATGGTCACAGCTTCTAAGATACTGGCTGATGTACCTGATACTAAAGAAGCTTTATGGCACAAGGTCTTAGAGACTTACGAGAAGAAAGGATATACAATGGCTGATGCTATTCTCAATGCAAGGCTGACAAGAATACTAAGAAGCGGAGATTACAATTACAATACAGGTGAAGTAAAACTTTGGAACCCATAAAAAAAACCCTGAGAGGAGCTAACCAAACTCAGAGTTTTTTTGTTTATTGCAACAAGGTTAACCACTCCCTTGTTATTTCAATCTTAACATATAATATTAAAATAACTTTTAATTTTTATTAACAGTGGAAAAAGGTTTACCTACTATTACTGATGAACTAATAGAAGGTTTAAGTCTTGCCTTTCCTCAACGTCACCCTGACTTGTCTATGTCTGACAGACAGATATGGTATGAAGCTGGTAAAAGATTTGTAGTAGATTATTTAATCGAACAGCAAAAAAGACAGAGAGAAACTATGTTAACGTCTAGTGTATTGGAGAACTAACTATGTGTTTAGGTATGGGTGGTTCAGCTAGGCAGCCTGTTCAACAAGAACTACCAGAACGTAATGCAGCACCTACAGTATCAGGTGAACAGACAGGTGTAGAAAATCCTAAAGATACTAAGAAGGCAACTGAAGCTTTGATGATAAAGAGACAGAAGGAAGAAGGCAGATATAATCCAGAGTCTACCAATACCACTACCGCTACAATATTAAAAGGTGGTGGCGGTGGAAATAAAACTGCACAACAAAAAGCTAACCTTGCTAAAAATAAAGCCAAGGCAAAAAGCCTAGCAAAGGCTAGAATGAGTAAGAAATCTAGTCCTAAAGGGGGAAAGTAAAGTTTTATTATGTGTTTAGGAAGAAGACCATCACCGCCGCCATTACCTCCCAAACAGCCAACAGATTCAGCTATTGAAGAAACTGCTGATTCAGTTGTAGTTGGTAAGGACAGGCCAACCAAAAAGAAAAAGACTAAGGGTGTTCAACAACAGACTACCACTTCAGCTCTTGGTACAAAATCATTACAGATTCCATTACTTAATCCTAACCAAACTGGTTCTGGTAATTTAAAATATCCTGTTTAAAATGGAAACTTCTACAGCAGCTAGTAGGTACGAAGTACTTGTCAGTGAAAGATCAACCTATGATAGAGAAGCAAAGGACTCGTCTAAGTTGACGATTCCTAGTCTCATACCTGAGAGTACTACAGGCACAAAGGCAAAACTTAAAACACCTTTCCAAGCGGTGGGTAGTCGTGGAGTCAATTCTTTATCGAATAAATTATTAATGACTCTTCTACCTCCGAGTACTGCATTTTTTAAATTAGAAGTTGATGATCTTGAAATAAGAAAACAAGGACAAGCAGAAATGCAGAGTGAGATAGATAAAGGATTACGTACAATAGAAAATGCTTTGATGAATGAAATAGAAATATCAAATGATAGAGTCGCTATGTTTGAAGCACTCAAGCATTTAGTTGTATCAGGTAATGTTCTTCTATACCTGACAGATAAAGGACTCAAAGTATATCCTCTATCCAAGTTTGTTTGTAAGCGTGACGAGGTAGGTAATGTATTAGAAATAGTGACGAAAGAATCTATTAACCCAAAAGCTTTACCCTTAGATTTTTTAGAACAAATACAAAAGAAAGAAAATTTTGATAGAAAAAATTATGAAGATGATCTTGATATATATACTTGTGTCAAGAGAGTTAATGATGATTACTTCTGGCATCAAGAATGTAAGGGTGAGATAATACCAAACACACAAGGAAGATCAAAGATAGAAGTATCACCTTGGATTCCACTTAGATTTATAAGAGTTGATGGTGAAGATTATGGTAGAGGTTACGTTGAAGAATATAGAGGTGACTTGATTACTCTTGAATCTTTAATGCAAGCTGTAATTGAAGCGGCCAGTGCCAGTGCGAAGTGCTTGTTTCTGGTCAACCCCAATGGAATAACACGAGCTTCGACTCTAGCTAAAGCACCCAATGGAGCCATACGAGAAGGTAGTGCTTCCGATATTTCTGTTATGCAAGTGGGTAAAACTTCTGACCTTAGTGTTGCGTTCAGTGTTATACAAAGAATAGAAGCAAGACTTGAGTACGCTTTCTTGATGGCAAGATCAGTACAACGTGACGCAGAAAGAGTAACAGCCGCAGAGATAAATCTTATGGCACAAGAATTAGAGAATAGTCTTGGTGGTATATATAGTATCTTGACTCAAGAGTTCCAGCTCGTATATCTAAGAAGACGTATGCACTTGTTAGTAAGGGCAGGTAAAGCACCAAAGCTGCCAGATAATTTAGTTAAGCCAAAGATAGTAACAGGATTACAAGGTCTTGGTAGGGGTAATGATAGAAACAAACTTATAGAGTTTATTGGAACTGTGGCTCAAGCACTTGGACCAGATGTAATGAGACAGTATGTAAATGTAGACGAAGCGGTGAAAAGACTAGCTACCAGTATTGGTATAGATACTGCTAACCTAATAAAAACACAAGAAGAAATCCAAGCCGAACAACAAGCTATGCAACAGCAAGAGCTTATTCAAAGTCTTGGACCCGCAGCTTTAGGTTCACGATTGCTTGACCCTAAAGTCAATGCTGAAGCTGGTTTAGCCGAAGCACAAAACCAACAAATCCAACAAGGAGGACAACCTAATGCCAACCAAGAAGAACAGTAGAAAGCGTGACGAAGACGGTAAGTTCGTTTCCGAAAATGCTGTAGTCAGTAGACTAGATGAAATAGAAGAGAATCCTGTACCAAAGAGAAAAGGAGAGTTCCCTACTAGACATGGTGGGACAATCACTTATAGTTAAAAGAAAATCATTATGACTTCATCACAAGTAAATGTTTCTGAAACTCCTCCTGTTAGTCGAGCAGATTTAGAAACCCTAGCTAAAAATGAAACTGATGAAAACGGTCTTATCCTTGGCAAGTTTAATTCAGTTGAAGAATTAGCTGCAAGCTACAAAGAATTAGAAGGTAAGCTTGGTCAACCTTCAGACGAAGAAGCAACAGGAGAATCAGATGCAGTTGATCTGCCTGATGGTTATGAAGACAACTATCTTCCAGATGGAAGCGTAGACTATGGCACAGTAAAAGAAAATTATGGAGAGACTTTAGCTGGAATTTTTGAAGAAGCTAACATTGACCCATACAGAATAAGTGCTGAGTTTCACAAGAACCAAGGTGAGATTCCAGAAGATATGTACCAATCTCTATTAGATGCTGGTCTATCTAAACCTGCTGTCGACTCCTACCTTACTGGTCGTGCAGCAGAAATGGGATATACAGAAGGAGGTGATGGTGTTGAAACTATACCGCCAGCAGGTGTGCAAGAGATAAGAGATTCTATTGGTGGTGATGAAGCCTATGGCAAGATGGTCGATTGGGCTGTCAGCAATTTACCGAAACAAGAAATATCAGACTTTAATGATGCAACCAAAACTATGACCGCACCACAACTTAAACTAATGGTGCAAGGTTTATACACACAATACCAAAATGCTATGGGAGTAGAGCCAAACCTTATCAGTGGAAGACCAGCTTCAAGTGGTCCAAATCCATACAGATCAACAGAAGAAGTTAAAGCTGCTATGCGTGACCCACGCTACGGTAAAGATGTAACTTACACCCAAGACGTTTACGCTAGACTAGAAAAAAGTGATGTCTTTGGCTAATGGCTAAGTTATGTGCTAGAGGTAAGTCAGCAGCAAAGCGTAAGTTCAAGGTCTATCCTTCTGCTTACGCTAATGCTTATGCTGTTAAAGTTTGCAAAGGACAAGTCAAAGGACCAGATGGACAGAAACGAACTGCGTCTGGGTACACAAGAAAATCATTGAGGATTAGCTAATGACTAATAGTGGTCGCTATCTTACTGGCTCAGAAAAAAGTTTAGTCAATATGCTTTATCAACAAGCAAAGAAAAAAGGCAACACAAAAGAAATGACTCGCTTAAAAAAAATGTACGGTATGTTTGTTGATTTAGTCTAATGAGTCTTAAAAGATGGTTTGATGAAAAATGGGTTGACGTAAAAACTGGTAAGCCTTGTGGCCGCCAGAAGGGTGAGAAGCGTAAAGGCTACCCTGCTTGCAGACCTTCCAAAAGAGTTAGTAGTAAAACTCCAAAGACTACAAAAGAAATGAGTAGCAGTGAAACAAAAAAATTTAAACAAAGTAAAACCAGCAGTAAACGTATAACGTATAACCATAAAAGAAAAACAAGAGATAGTTTAAAAATTGCGTAATAGTGTTATATTTGGAATAGCTTACATTTTTTATGTCTAAGAGTGTATCTCTTACCAAGAAGGATAAAGACCCCACAGGTGGCCTTACTGCTTCTGGTCGTAGAAAATACAATCGAGCAACAGGTGGAAACTTGCAAGCACCTGTTACAAAAAAGACAGGTCTTTCTCCTAGACAAAAAGCCAGAAGAAAATCTTTTTGTGCCAGAATGTCTAAGGCAAAAGGACCATTAAAAAAAGATGGCAAGCTAACTCGCAAAGCACTTGCATTACGTAAGTGGAATTGCGGTTCAGTATAAACTCTTGAGACAGATAGCTTATATGACATGAGTGCCTGATGCGTCAGATAACACTTGTGAAATATGTGCGACAGTTTAGGAACTTTGTACGCTAATCAATCTATTAATCCAAGGAGAACAAAGTGGCTAATGCTACCGTATCTCGTCTGGGTTTGATTAACAACACGGGTACTAACTTTGATGCCCTGTTCTTAAAAATTTTCAGTGGAGAAGTTCTAACTTCGTTCTCTGAAAACAATATTTTTAACGAGCAGCTTCATTCAGTTCGCACTATTACAAGTGGTCGTAATGCACAGTTTCCAGTTTTAGGCACTGCAACGGCGGCTTATCATACTGTGGGAACTCCCCTCGTTGGAGCAAACCAAATCAAGGCGAATGAAAAATTAATAGCTGTTGACGATATGTTAATAGCTCAAAGTTTTATAGCGAACATAGATGAATTAAAAAATCACTATGACGTTAGAGCTACATACGCTTCTGAATTAGGAAAGGCTTTAGCCAGAACCTACGATCAGAACGTAGCCAAGGTAATTGCTAATGCTTCCAGAGCTTCTGCTAACTTAAGCGGTGGTCAAGGAGGTACAGTTCTTACACTGCCTACAGGTAATACAACTTCAGCAAATGTATCGGGTGACGAAATAGCAGCAGCTATCTACGATATAGCCCAATCATTTGATGAAAATGATATACCTCCAACAGATCGTTTCTGTGTGCTACCCCCTGCTGAGTACTACAAGCTTGCTGAATCTGCTACAAGAACAGTAGACGTTGACTTCAACCCACAAGGTAATGGTTCGTTTGCTTCTGGTAGAGTACAACAAGTTGCTGGCATACCAATAATGATGTCAAACAACGTACCTCAGACTAACGTAGCTTCTAGTCCTAGTGGTACAAACAATGCTTACAATGGTGACGATAGTAAGACTATTGGTTTAGTCTTCCATAAGTCTGCTGTGGGTACTGTTAAACTACAGGATATGACTACAGAAATCTCTGGTTCAGATTACGGTATAATGTATCAAGGAACCTTAATGGTTGCTAAGTATGCGTTAGGTCATGGAATCTTAAGACCAGAATGTGCAGCGACAATCAAACTGTCTAACACATAATCTACCTAAATTCATAAAATGGGGTATTCTATTATTAGATACCCTTTTTTTTATGCCAGAAGGAAAAGCTTACGATATTAAAAAAAAGAAAAATAAAAAGAAATCTAAGATGAAATCAAACTCTAGAGATTCTTTAAAACTCACAAAAAAAAAGTATTAAAAAATGGCTGTAGCTGCAACCACTGAACTTGAAGCAATTAACATAATGCTTGCTGCTATAGGCGAAGCACCTGTTAACACATTGACAGGTACACTTCCTGTAGATGTAGCGATTGCACAATCAACTTTAGTAGAAATAAATAAGGCTGTTCAAGCAGAGGGGTGGTCTTTTAACACTGAGATAGATGTAACCCTAACTCGTAATGCAGCCAATCAAATTGTTTTGCCTACAAATGTTTTGAGAGTAGATGCCAATATTCATCAACACCCAACAATAGACCCAATACAAAGAGGTTTAAAATTATATGACAGGTTAAATAATACTTTTGCTTTTGAAGAAGACCTTATTTGTACTGTGGTTTATTTTAGAGATTATACAGAAATACCAGAACCAGCAAGAAGATATATCAATATTAGGTCTGCAAGAATATTTGTAGACAGACTTGTAAGTGATGAAGGATTAAGAACTTATACACAACAAGACGAAGTTAGAGCTAGAGCTGTTTTGATGGAGACAGATTTAAATAATGGAGATCACAATATCTTAAGAGGTGACCCATCTTTAACAAACGTATTCAGTACATTTAGTCCAGCTAACGGATTAATAAGGTAACTATGGCAGTTGTATCAAGAGCTATACCTACTTTATTGAGAGGTGTATCACAATCTTCTGATGCCTTAAAGCAAGCAGATCACGCAGATATACAAGACAATGCAGATAGTAACCCTGTCTTGGGGTTAACTAAACGATCTGGATTACATTACATAACATCTTTATCTAATACCACTTTAGGTAATGTTCATATACAAACTATAAACAGAGATACAACTGAACAATATGTAGCGATATTTAGTAACGGAAATGTACAAGTTTACGAGCTAGATGGAACTGCATTAACCGTAGAAAAACCAGATGGAACTACATACTTAAATACAGCAAACCCTAGAAGTGTAATTAAAACAGTTACTATTGCTGACTTTACTTTTGTTGTTAATACAAATATCACACCTGTCATGGATTCTACGCTGTCTGCTGGCACAGATACAAAAGCTATTGTCTTCATAAACCAAGCTGTAAATAATACAACTTACACCGTTACTGTTGATGGAGTGACAGTTACCGATAACACTGCTGGCGATAATCCACTTTCTACAGACACCATAGCTGCTGATATAAAGTCTGGTCTTGATTCTGGTCTTACTGGTTTTACGATAGAGAGAAATGGACCAGTATTATATATCAGAAAAAATGATGGCTCTAATTTTTCTATAGACGGAACTGACACGCAAGGTAATACAAAAATGACAATCGTAAAAGATTCAGTGCAAAGGTTTACTGACCTGCCAACTGTTTCTCCTAATGGTTATGTTGTTGAAGTTAAAGGTGATGACGATACAGACTTTGATAATTACTATGTAAAATTTGTCACTAATAATGGTGGTGCTTTTGAAGAAGGACAGTGGGAAGAAACTGTTAAAGCTGGCATACCTTTTAAATTTGATTACTCTACAATGCCACACGTTTTAGTACGTCAAGCAGATGGTAATTTTAGATTTGCAAGAGTTGATGGCGATACTTATAGCGTTACTGTTGGAAATACAACAGCAAATTATACTCTACCTGTATGGGGTGAACGTACTGCTGGTGACTTTGAATCAGCACCAAACCCTTCATTTATAGGTAACAAGATAAATAATGTTTTCTTTTTTAGAAACAGATTAGGATTTCTTGCTGGCGATAACGTAGTACTATCAGCAGTATCAGAATTTTTTAATTTCTTTCCAGAAACAGTTATATCTGTTTTAGATAGTGAACCCATAGACGTTGCTGCTTCACATACAAAAGTTGCTATTTTAAAACACGCAGTAACTATGGGAGAAAAACTAATATTATTCTCAGAACAAACACAGTTTACTCTTACAAGTTCATCTGATAATTTAACTCCTAAGACAGCTAACGTACTTGTAGCAACTGAATTTGAAAGTAGTGCTGCTGCTGCACCTGTTGGCTCTGGTAGTTCAATTTATTTTCTTACAAAGAAAGGTTCTTTTGCAGGTGTAAGAGAATATATTACAGGAGGAGAATCTCAAATTCGTGATGCTGCTAATACTACAGTTCATGTACCAAGACTTATTCCAAGTAATATTTATAAGATGGCTGTATCTAATAACCAAGACGTATTAGTTTTGTTAGGTTCAGATAATCCAAACAAATTGTATTTAAATAGATGGTTATATGGAGAAAATTTTTCTAAAGTTTTAAATGCTTGGTTTACTTTTACAATAAATAGTAATAGAAAATTTTTAAATATTGATTTTATTGGTACTGATTTAGTTGCAGTAATCGAAGAAGATAATAAAGTTACTTTAGAAAAAATACCTTTTGAAACAGATTTCAAGGAAGCTAATTCTGAATTTGAATTTTATCTAGACCATAAAGTAACTGAAGCAACTACAGGAGTTGGAGTTAGTTATAACGCAGTAACAGATAAAACTGAATTTTCTGTACCTTATAGATTAAGAGCAAAGATGACAGTTGTTGGTAGGTATTTAGAATCTACTGAAACCAGTACTTTTGTTGATACAAGAGGACAGACTAAAGATTTATTTGCTGGTCAGATTATTGAAACTGCAAATCTAACTGACGGAAGTTCATCTATTATTACTGCTGATGGTGATTATAGAAATAGTAAATTTATTATTGGTGAACCTTTTGAAATGCACTATAGATTTAGTAAACAAAGAATTACAGAGCAACAAGGCCAAAGCGAACTTTTAAGTGGCAGATTACAAATACATCATTTTTATATTAAATATGAAGATGCTGGTTTTTTCCAAGTAGAAGTAACTCCTCAAAATAGAAATACAAGTATTCATAAATTTAGTGGTAGATTACTTGGTGCTAATTCTAGTGTTATTGGTCAGATTAATTTAGATACTGGAACTTTTAAAGTACCTGTTATGAGTAAGTCAGACAGAGTAGATATTGATATTAAGAATAAAACTTTTTTACCTACAAGAATTGCTAGTGCAGAATACGAAGGGGTATTTCACATGAAGAGCAGAAGATTTTAATGGGTTATTTAAGGAAGGCAACATTGAAAGATTTTAAATATGTAGTAGACAACATGAGAGTTATGGACAAAATAGAAGCACATTATCAAACAGGAATGAATCCAGAAGACGCATTAAGTTTTACTTATATGGGTAGTGAAATAAATATGGCAATAGCAAATGATAATGATGAACCAATAGGGCTTTGTGGAGTTCAAAATGATGGGTGTATATGGTGTGTAGCTACAGACGATTTATATGACAACAAAAAATACCGCATACAATTAATAAGACAAGGCAGGGATTGGGTTGATAATTTACTAGGCTCTTATAAAATACTTTATAATTATGTATATGCAGAAAACACTTCTGCTATTAAATGGTTAAAAAGTCTTGGCTTTACTTTTGTGAATTATCACAAAGAGTTTGGTCTACAACAAAAACCCTTCTACGAATTTTTGAGGATTGCCTAGATGTGTGTTGGTGCTGCGTTAGGTTTAAGCAAAGTAGCTACTGGTGGTGCCTTAATTTCTCAGGCAACAGCTTTTAATATTGGTTTAGGTCTTACAGCAGCTAACGCTTTTATGGGTAGGGCGGCAGCTCAAGATGTAGCAAATCAAACTTATCAACAAGGTCTTCAAGCTAACCTATCAGCAGAAGATGATAAAAGACAAAAACAATTAGCTTTAGCAGAAAAGAAAGCTGAAGAAGAAAAGGCAGCAGCTCAAGACAAGTTTGCTAGAAATATAGAAACATTAAATGTACAATCAGCAATAAAAGCTTCAGAACAATCTGGATTAACAACTGGTTTATTACTAAGAGATATTGGATTACAAGGAGCTAACTATAGAGAATCTATAAATCAAAGTTTAGAATCTATGCAGAGACAGTACTTATTTAATATACAAGCAACAGAATCAGAATATTTAAATAGAAGAAACAGAATACAAACTAATATAAATGAAGCTTATAACAATGTACCTACTCTTGGTGAAACTTTAGTCAATATAGGTGTAGGTGCTTTTGGTAACTATACTTCTGCACTAAACATTCCAGCAGGTTAAATCATGGCAATTCAAGATTACAAATTTCAAAGTACAGCAGGGAAAACTTTTAGAACTCCTGTAGAAACTGCTGTTGAACCTGTAACAGTATTACCTAAGACCAACACAATGGTATTAGCAGAAACTCTTAAAAATGTTAATCCAACTTTGCAAAAGTTTTTAAGTGCTGAGATTGATAGACAAAAACCATATTTAATACAAGAAGGTATGAATGAGGTTTTAGCGGCTCAAGGTGACGAACTAAAAGCGTTAGTTAAAAAAGTACAAGAACGTGATGGGAAAAGAGCTGCAAAAGATTTAATAGGAAATAATGTTTTTACTCAGTATGGAGTAGAAAAAGCTATGGCTATAAATTTAGGTAATGCCATAGAAGCTAAGACCAATAAGTTTTTTAAAAATAAAATGGTTACTACAGAGGTAAATGGACAAACAGTTATTTTACCTTTGAGTGATTTTGATGTGAACTCAACACCTTGGAAAGAAGCAGTAGCAGAATTTCAAGCACAACAACTCCCAGATACAAAAGGAATAAGACCTGAGTTATTAAGTTTGCATTTCTTACCAAAACAAGGAGCTGCTTTAACAAAAGTATTTAATGACCAAGTATCAAGCAAAGCTGATAGAACTATTAAAAACACATCAATAGGTTATGAACAACTTTTATTTGGTACTTTCTTAAGTATTGATGATTACCAAAAAAATATTGATTTAAATATTATCAACAATGATGGATTTATAGATGGTAACACTTATGCCTTTAATCAGATACAAGAAGGTACAAATCGCATAGTTAATATGGGATTATCAGAAGTAGTAGCACCTGATAAACTTATCAATATTATAGAAAATACTGGTTATAAAATTGTTGATTTCTATTTAGATGCAGGTCTTACTTTAGAAGAAGCTTTTAATGAGTTTGAAAACTTTACTGACTTTCTTGCTCCTTTAGAAGTTGGTCAAGGTCGTACTTTAGATATGTTTTATTCAGACAAACTACCAAGTGTTAAAGCTAATATCATAAAAAAAATAGAAGATGAAAAGCAGAATGAAAAAGATTTAATGAAAATAGCTGATGAAAATGCTATTAACGCAGAGTTAGATAAGCTAGATTTTTCAAGTAGCGACATTACAGTTATTGAACAAAATTATGCTACTATTGCAAAACTAAAAGAAAAATACGGAGACAGGCTAAGTTTTATAGATGAACGAGTAGACGCATTAAATATAAATGTAGATCAATGGTATGACAACTTTGAACTTAGTTGGTATAAAGGAGAATTTGTAGGTAAGAAAGAAGAAGCAATAACAATATTAAGTAATTTTTATACTGGTTTAGGTTCAGCTAGAACTCAAGCAGACTATGACAGATTTGATAAGTTAATCAAAATGATTAAAGGTACTACTGGCAATAGTTACATGGAAGACTATCCAATGATTCAAGATAGTCTTAACTATGCACAAGACTTGTTAAAAGAAACAGACTCAGCAGGGCAAGTCTTCATACCTCCTAAAAGAGTAGATGCTTTATATCAACTAGATAAACAATTAAAAGAAGATATTTTTGAAATTAGAAAAAATACAAATTTAGATAGTGAAGGAAAAAGAGCAGCTATTAGAACAAGATTAGATAAATATGAAGAAGATGTACGCAAGTTGGCTGGCAATAATAATTTATTTAATAAAACTAAATTTAATAATATGTTTGGTGGTGGTGATGGTCAGGGTGGTAATGGCGGCGGTGATGGTCAGGGTGATGATGGTCAGGGTGATGATGGTCAGAGTGGAGGTTTCTTCGGTGAAGACAACTTCCAAAAAGACAGCACAGAAAACACTCTTGAAGGATTAGGTTTAAGTTATAACCCCAATGAAGTAGTAAGTGATGTAAATACCAATCCGTTTCAGTTTAGTGATGGGGATTTGATAGCAGCTAATTTCACACCTATAAATCAAACAAACAATAATTCAAAACAAAAAGTAATAGAAGAAGAAAATAACTTTGTTCAGAACATAGCGTCTGCGGCTCAAGATTTTATTCAAAATCCTAAAGATTTTACTTTTGATAAGGTAGCACAGATAGCACAGGTAGAATCATCTAAAAACTTTGTAGACTTTTTCCTTGATGAATTTATAAATAATGATGCAGAACAAGGTCAAGACTTAACAAATTTACTTACACTAGATGACCAAGAGTTTTTAAAGAAAGAAACTTTAGGAATATTAAATAGTAATATTGGTAAGACATTACTTGCTGCAAGAGATTACCAAGGAGTACAAGATTATGTACGAGAACAACTAATGATGGGATTCGGTTATAACAATCGCATAGGATTACAAAATTCACTTGGTCATGGTAATTATTTAGATGTAGAAGCTTATGTTAATAACAACGAGATTATATATAACAATACATACTTATTCCAAAGTGTTGATACAGAAACTCAAGGCAGCGATCTATTAATTAGATTACCAATGTCTGTAGCTATGAA